ATGGCAACTTTGTCGGGAGTTGCATTGATGAGTATGAACCCTCAGGCGAAGGGAATAAAAATCCCGGACGAACCGGGGATAATGGGACTTTGAGGAGATAACGAAAAACTATTTAATATATTGAAATTACTTGACAAATTAATATTTTTAAGAGATAATTTACCCATAAAAGGGGGTTAAAATGGATGAAATAAAGTTCAGAACAATGGTCGTTAATAGGGTTAATGAATGCATCGAAGAAATCTGGACAAGCAAGGCCAGGGAAAAGATACAAAGCATTGTTAATTCGATATTATCTGAGCTAAATTTTAAATCACAAATCGAAAAAAAGATAATAAAAATAATCGAGGAAACCTTATCTCCTGATACGAGAAGCGAGATTGTTAAAATAATCAAAAAGCAGAGCCGCCCACAAATTATTTATGTCAATGAGGCTTCGCCAATTCCTCCACAATTAGAGCCTTTTGGGGTTCGTGAACATTTCATGGCAGCAAGCGGCCCATGTATTTACTTTCTGTGTCGGGAAGAGAGGATTGTCTATATCGGCCAGTCTATATGCTTATCGCAAAGGATATCGCAGCATGTGCCGTATAAGAATTTTGACAGAGTATTTTATTTTAATGTGCCGGCCGAAGAATTGACAAAAGTTGAATCCGAATTGATTAATTATTACGATCCTGAACTGAATAGAACATGCGTAAAATATTCAGAAAAAGACCTGCATGAACGGCAAAGGAGATAAGAACATGGACGATATACTTGACCGCTGGGGCCTCATTGCAACCCATTTGAAAGTTTCTGAAAAAACCGCCATGCGTTACAAAGAGCGCGGTGCGCCTATCTCTTATGATGAAGTAGGCCACCCCATCACCACAAAACAGGCCCTTGACCAGTGGAAAACAAGAAATCTGCCACAGGAAAGCCGCGCCAGCGCTTAAAGCGCCGATGTGTCTGTTAATGTCCGCTTTTGTCCATTATTGTCCGTAGAAATAAACTAATTAATCTGTCACCCTATAGCCGCATAGTCAAGACACCCTTTTAACGGACGGATTGCGGTTTATGCGGTGAAAATATCTGACTACTTCAGGAATATAGGCGCTGCAATCACTGGAAGGCCACAGGCGCGGCTTGACGGTACATTGGAGCGCCTAATCCTTGACATCTACGGCGGGCAAACAACAGCGTCCGGCATTTCCGTCAATTCAGACACAGCAATGCGCCTCATTACGGTTCAAAACTGTGTGAGGGTTCGGGCTTTCACCATCGGCCAACTTCCCCGGCATATCATGAAGCGCGAAGGCCGCAACACGCAACCCGCTACGGACTTCTACCTATACGAAAAACTGCACGATCAACCAAACTCTTGGATGTCAGATTTTGATTTCTGGGCGATGGCCGAAGCGTACGTTTCCTTGCGCGGGCAGTTCATCGCCTACAAATCAATGTATGGTGATCAGCTTCGGGAACTTCTGCCGATACCGGCGGGAATGATCAACAAAATATCGCAGAATCCGGATTACTCCATCGATTACGAAATCCGCTTCCCCGATGGGAGCGTGAAGCATCTGAATGAACAGCAAGTGCTCCACCTCCGGGGCCTTACGCTGGACGGATTCACCGGCGTCAATCCAATCTCCTATGCCCGCGAGACAATAGGACTCGGGATCGCAAGCAATAAATTCTTGTCGCAGTTTTTCGGCAAAGGGATGCGACCGGGCGTGATTTTCGAGCATCCCGAAGTCCTCAATGCTCAGGCATTCGCAAATCGGAAAAAGACCCTCAAGGAGAAATATGAAGGGCTCGGTGCCCATTGGGAGATGATGCTGATTGATGAGGGGATGAAGGCGACCTTTCCAGAAATCAAGCTCGTTGACGCTCAATTTCTCGAACAGATGAAGATGACAGAGGCGCAAATCTGCGGCCTCTTCCGCGTTCCGTTGATGCTCATTCAGTCCGGCGATAAAACGCCGACCTACGCCAGCGCAGAACAGTTCATGCTTTCTTATTCGGTCTATGGAGTCACGCCGGATTGCGTAAATTACGAAAAAGCTATCCGCCGGGATCTGCTCACGCCGGAAGAGCGAAAACGATACTATGCGAAATTCAACGTCAATGCCCTTCTCCGGGGTGATTTTAAGACCCGGATGGAAGGGTACCAGATCGCCGTCAATGCAGAAATCCTTAATCCGAACGAATGCCGCGAGCTCGAAGAGCGTAACCCATACACCGGCGGCGATGAGTATAGGACCAGGACCAGCACCGTAAAGGAGCCCGTAAGAAAGGCGGGCGAAGGGGATGAGGTATGAAGCTCTCATATAGAAATCCAAAAAACGCCGTAGCGGTTGCGGCCTATTGGGGCAAGTCCCTTGAGAAGCCCGATTGGTACGAAGTGAAGGCTCAGGCAGGAGATATAACGGAGGTCTTTATTTTCGATGTTATCGGTTGGCCGTTTACCGATATCAGCGGCCTCGTCCGCAGCATGGCAGCAGAGAGAGACAAGCCCATCCTGGCCCGTATCAATTCCCCAGGGGGTGATGTTTTTGACGGCCTGAGTCTCTTCAATGCGTTCGCAAATCACCCCGGAGGCGTGACGGTACGGATCGAAGGGCTCGCTGCGTCCATAGCCTCCATCGTCGCCATGGGGGGGCGGAAGGTCGAAGCATACCAGAACACCATGTTAATGATTCACAACGCGTGGACTGTGGTTGGCGGTGATCATAACCTTATGCGGGAAGTGGCCGACTTGGTAGAAAAAATCAGTGGGCAGATGCTGGAAATCTATACCGGGAAAACCAAGTCCGGGAAGAAGGACATGAAGCAGATGATGGATGATGAAACATGGCTCACGGCGAAGGAGGCGGCAGAAAAGGGGTTCGTCGATGCCGTTCTGACTTCAGGCAAGGCGGCGAAGGCGGCCTTTGACCTCTCCATGTTTGCCCATGCTCCCGACGGGCTTGCGGATGAACACGAGGGACGGGAGTTGACACGAAAGGAAACGGAACGTGCCCTGCGAAATGCGGGCGCGAGCCGAGAATATGCGCGAGCGATGGCAGCGAAACGCGCCGACGCAAGCGAAGCGGAATTGATTGCAATAGCTCAAAAAACATTAACAATTTTTGGAGGATAGTAAAATGGATGAGATCAAAAAGCTCATTGAGGCAATGGGGAGGGCATTCGAGGAGTTCAAGGCGCAGAACGACTCCCGAATCAAGGCAATCGAGGGAAAAGGGTATGCTCCGGCGGATCTGACCGAGAAGGTTGAAAAGATCAATGCAGACATTTCCAACATCACGGCCATGAAAAAGCAACTCGAAACGCTGGAAAGCGCCATTGCGCGGGCGCAGTTTGGCGGCGGCGGCGGCGGTCAGACGAAAGAGGCGGCCATGAAGCTCAAGGCATTTAGTCACCTCATGAGACGAGGAAATGCCGAGATCAAGGACATGGAGATTCAGGCGGCAGCCTCTACCCTTTCCGACCCGGACGGCGGTTTTACGGTGCCGGAAGAGGTTGACGCGGCCATCGATCGCGTGGCGGGTACGATTCAGGCCATGCGGAGACTTGCGACGGTGCGCTCCATCTCCACGGATACCTACAAGAAGTTGGTAAGCCAGGGAGGAGCTACCTCCGGGTGGGTGGCCGAAAAGGAATCCAGGTCAGAAACCAGCACGCCGACCTTGGCGGAGATCGCCATCAATACCAAAGAGCTTTACGCGATGCCTTACGCAACACAGACCCTTCTTGATGACAGCCGCGTTGACATCGGAGCATGGCTGGCGGATGAGGTTTCCGTTGAGTTCACGGAAGAAGAGGGGAAGGCGTTCATCGAAGGCGATGGTGTTGGAGAGCCTAAGGGGTTCGACTCTTACTCGAAGGTTGCCAACGCCTCCTATTCCTGGGGCAAGATCGGCTACATCGCCAGCGGTCACGCCACCCTGCTCAACAATGCCGACAAGTTGATTGACCTTCAGCACGCATTAAAGCCGGTCTATCGGAACGGCGCTGCATGGCTCATGGCTGACTCCACCATGCAGGTCATCCGCAAGTTCAAGGACGGCGAAGGGAACTATCTGTGGCGGCCCGGTATGCTCCAGGATGCCCCTGATACGCTGCTCGGCAAGCCCGTTGAGTATGACGACAACGTCGCGGCCATCGCTGCGAATAAGTACGTCATCAAGTACGGCAATTTTAAGCGGGCGTACCTGATCGTTGACCGGCTCGGAACCCGCGTCCTGCGTGACCCCTACACCGCGAAACCGTATATAGCCTTTTACACCACGAAGCGCGTGGGGGGAGGCATAATTATGTACGAAGCTATAAAAGAGCTGAAGATTGCGGCCAGCTAAAACCGATAACGGGGCGGCCTACCGCCCCACCATAGAAGGAGGAAAAACCATGAAAGACCTTTACAATAACCTTGAAATCGTATCCGTTCTTGACCCGATTGCCGTGACAGCCACAGCAACCTATACGGATATTGATCTTGCCGGATTCAATTCAGCATTGCTGGTTTTAA